TTTGGCATAGAGTTAATGACCATTGGTCAGAATAATATATGGCAGAAAGACAAAATAAATTAGAAATAGTATATGAGTATTTAGAGTTAATGGAAAAAGAAGTTAGCCTGAGAATACCTGATAACGCTACTATAAAAGACACTTTATTACACCTACTAGAAAGAGGTCTTATTCCCCCAAAGAAAGTTAGAAATTATATGATACTTAATGATTTTGATAGTCTTTTAGTTTCTAATGAAGGCAATAGAACTCATACATTTATGGATATATCTATAAAATATGAGATAACAGAAAGGCAGGCTCAAACCATAGTATACAAGGATAGAGGGAAGCAAGCTCCTAAGTATAACATCAGTTACTAAAACTATTTCCTAAAACTTCGTAAATCTTTTTTTATCTCTTCTTATATTTGCAAAATGCAAAGAGAATGGTATAAGATTAAAAATAAGTTGTCTGAAGTTTCAGATATTTATTTATTCAATGATATAGGTACTTTCGGAATAACAGCTCAAAGCTTTATTGACGAAATTAAAGAATATGAAGATAGAGAGTTAAACATACATATCAATAGCTTAGGAGGCGAAGTATTTGAAGGTATGGCTATCTACTCTATTATTCAAAGAAGAACATCCAAGACAACAGTTTATATTGAGGGAATAGCAGCAAGTATTGCTTCTGTTATTGCTTTAGCAGCAGATGAGGTAATAATGAGTGAAAACTCTTTACTAATGATTCATAATGCTTGGGGAGGAACTCAAGGAGAAGCTAAGGATATGAGAAAACAAGCTGAGATTCTTGAGAAAATTACAAATGAAATTGCTGAAGTTTATGGTAAGAAAACAAAAATCCCCTACAACGAAATTGTAGAAATGATGGATGAAGAAACTTGGCTAACAGCAGAAGAAGCAGTAGCATTAGGGTTCGTGGACTCCATCTCCGAGCCTATTCAGGTAGCTGCTAAGTATGATGTTTCAAAATATAAGAACATCACAAATAAAAAGGTGGAACAAATTTTAAGTTTAACAAAAAAAAGAGAAATCAAAATGACAGAAGAATTAAAAACTTGGTTTAACTCAAAAGTTGAAGAGATTATTGCTAAGGTAAAAGATAGCAAGGATGTTGAAACTGTTGAGTCTGTTAATGTTGAAGTAACGCTTGCTGACAATGAAGAAATTATGAATAAGTTTTCTGATTTAGATGGTACAGTATCAACACTTAACAATTCTATTGCTGAATTAGAAGGGGAAAAAGAAACCCTAACTGTAGAAGTGAGTAGATTAAATGCTTTAGTTAGCAAATCAGAAGCAAAGGGAACTAATGCTGTTGCAGAAGGAGACCCGAGTGTAGTAGTAAAAGAAGTGGTAGCAGATGCAAATAGTACATTCTTTGACAACTTAGTTGCAAGAATAAAATAAATAATTAATTAAAAAAAACAAAAAAAAATGGCGTTATTAGATATAGCAAACAATGGTTTAGCAGCAGGTACGTACTCAGGTACTTACGCTTCTAACATTTTATTAGAGCCAATGTTCCGTTCGGATGATATTATGAGAAATTATACTATCTATCCAAATGTAAAGTACAAGCAGAACATTTTAATGGCAAACAAATTAACTAGCATTACTGCAGTTAATACAGGATGTGGTGCAAATACTTGTACAGGTGCAAACTTAGAGGATTTTGATATTACTTCAAAAGTTCTTGAGGTTTCAAATGTTTCAGTTAAACAAGAACAATGTTGGGAAGAGTTCAAAGCAGAGGTAATTAGAGAATCTTATTCTGCAGGTATCAATATGCCTGACTTAGCAGGAACTCAATTAGCAGAAATTATTGGAAAAAGAGTACAACAAGGTATTCAGCACGATACAGTAAGAAATATGTGGGCAGGAAATTCAGCTTTAAATGTAGGTGCAGCTAATTGTTCTTATGGTTCAATGGGAGATGGTCTATGGATTAAAATCTCAGCAGGAGGAGCGTTTACAGGAACAGCTTTACCTGAGTATACTGCAGTTACAACAGCAGCAGCTAACTTAGTGGCAGTTGGAGCAACAATCACACCTGCAGATGCAGAATTATTATTGAGAAGCGTATTTGACGCAGCTCCATCAGAATTACAACAAACTCCTGCAGGAGAAAAGAAAATGTTTGTAACTCCAAATATCTATAATGCTTATTACGGAGCTTTAACAGTAATAGGAGCTGTAGGAGGAGTTGATTACGGACACTCAGAAGCTCAATCAGGAGTGAACTACCCAACATTGAAATTTAGAGGTGTAGAGATTGTTCCAATGTACGAATGGGATACTTCATTTACAGCATTAGCAGGTGCAAATCATCCTGCTTTATTTACATCTGTAGGAGCAACTGATAATACTCAAGGTTGTATTTACGCAGCTAAGTCAAACTTATTTATAGGTTCTGATGTTACTGCACCTGAGAACAACTTCAGAATGTTCTATGATGAGTCAGCAGAAAAAATGCTTATTAAAGCTTTCTTTACTATGGGCTTCCAATACGGATGGAACTCATTGGTAACAGGAGGAATGTTAGCATAATCAATTAATAGAAGTGGGGGTGTAAAAGCCCCCACTACTTTAACCTTAAAAAAATAGAAAAATGGCAATAGATACAGGTATAGCATTAAATTGTGCGGCTCTAGTAGAGGTTGGTGGATTAAATAACATTTATGTTACTGACTTAAGCAATATTACTGCAGCAACAGCATCAGGAGCAAATTATACAAGTTTAGCGGGGAGTGTTAGTTGGGCAATGTTTCAGTTAAAGCCTAACACGGCAACTTGGGCTACAACATCAACTAAAGAAAATGGAGTTACTAAATTTGAGACAACTGTTTCTTGGTATGTTCCAAATATAACATCAGCAACAAGTGTAATTTTAGAGAGTATGAAAAATGCTTGTATTGTTGCTGTTGCAGAATTCAGAAGTGGAGAGAGATTAACTTGTGGAATAAGCGAAACATATCAAGGAGTTGGATTTGGTAGTGATGATTGGAAGTATAATGACACATACGCTATGATGACAGTAGAAGAAACTAGTGGTGCAGATTTTGTTGATGGTAATGGGGCTACTATTACATTGGTAGCTACATCATTTGAGACTCCTAAAACATTCTCAGGTTCTATCACTCCAAATGCTGCGAATACTACTGCTGCTTTAGGATAATATAAATTAAATAAATAAAATAAAATGGCAATAGATACAGGAATAGCACTAGATTGTGCTGCATTAGTAGAAGTAGGTGGGTTAAATAATATTTATGTTACTGACATATCTAATATGACTGCAGTTACACCGGTTTCAACATCAACAAATCACTCATATACCGCACTTACTTATGGTACTTGGGCAATGTTTCAGTTAAAACCAAATACTGCAACTTGGGCTACAACATCAACAAAGGAGAATGGAGTTACTAAATTTGAAACTACAGTTTCTTGGTATGTTCCAAATATCACATCAGCAACAAGTGCTATTTTGGAGAATATGAAGAATAAGTGTATAGTAGCGATTGGTCAATTCAGAAGCGGAGTTCAATTAACTTGCGGAATAAGTGAAACATATCCGGGAACGGGTAGTGGTTCTTCATATTGGAAATACAATAAGACTTATGCTACTATGACAGTAGAGGAGACTAGTGGTGCTGACTTTGTGGATGGAAATGGAGCAACAATTACTTTAGTTGCAACATCATTTGAGACTCCAAGAGCTTATACAGGAACAATTACTCCGGCATCAGGAAACACTCAAGCGTCAATAGCATAATAGCTTGAAACTGTTGAGTTTTTATAATTAATTAATACAAGCGAGAGGTGTAAAAACCTTTTGCTTATATTTTTTTTATATATGTGTGGGTGTAATGATAAAAATAGTGTAGATTTACAAATAATTAAATTATATTTAAGTATGGCAAATTACGAGGTTAAGAAAAAATGGCTAGGAGAAGGGCTTGCTAGTAATTTTAGTGATGGCAATGGGGCTACCCTTAATATAGGTTGGGATAATGCAAGCCAAGAAGATATGGCTAGAGCTTACGAAGAATTCAATGGTGCGGAAGCATTTATTAATAAAATAGAAAAATCAAGTGAAAAAGCAAGCAAAACAACCAAAAAGCCAAGCAAAGACATCAGCAAAAAGTAAGGATAATGTTTATGAGTTTGGGGTATTTAATCTATCCGTTCCTCAAAACATATCAGAACCAAAAAACATTAAGTCTCTTAGGACTAAATATGTTCCTTTTGGAGATGATAACTTATTTCCTCAGTATTTAGCTGAATTAAAGAGAAAATCATCTACTAATCGCTCGGTTCTAGCACAGAAAACTATATTTACTAGTGGTGCTAAGTTTGTTTGTGAAAATCCTGAGCTTAAAAGATTTGTAGAGGATGTTAATGCAGACCACGAATCATTAAGAGAGGTTTTTAAGAAGCTAGCTGATGATTATTATACATTTGGTAATGCTTATATGGAGTGCGTTATATATGATGGAGGTATCAACTTATATCATTTAGATGCGACAAAAGTAAGAATGTCTAAAACCAATAAAGAAATATATGTTAATTCTGATTGGTGTAGATATTGGGATAATGAAGATAAAGTAACGAGAATACCTATATATCCTAGAGTAGCACATAATAAATTTGTAGTTCATTTTAAGGATTACGAACCTACATTCAATTATTATGGTCTTCCTGATTATGTTGCAGCACTAGAACATATTGCAGTTGATTATGAAATTGGAAAATGGAATCACACAAAATTTAAAAATGGCTTTCAACCTTCAGCAATCGTTGAGATTAGTGGAGATATGGGAGAAGAAGAAGCAAAGAAATTAGTAAAAGAAGCACAAAAGAAATTCGTAGGGGAAGGAAATAACGGCAAGATTATGTTCATTGTTAAGAATGGAGATACTAGCCCTGCAAATGTAAGTATTATAAAAGATGACCAAGAAGGAAGTTGGTTAGACTTACAAAGAGTTACAGACCAAAATATAATTACAGCTCATAGATGGCAACCTTCTTTGAGTGGTATTGTCAGTTCAGGTAAAATGAATAATACAGGTAGTGAAATTAGAATAGCATATGACCTAGCTATGACTACAGTTATTAAAGATACTTCTGAGCTATTATTAAACGGAATAAGAAGAGTTCTATACAATGAGTTAGGATTTGACCCAAGAGACTTAAAAATCCATTACGAGCCGCCTGTGTCTTATGCAAATGATATAGATGTTAAAGCTGTATTGACTATAAATGAGCAAAGGAGAATGTTAGATGAGGATTTACCAATGCTTGAAAATGGAGATATGTTTGTTTCAGACAGAGAGGTTATAATTACTGATGAAACTGCTGATGAAACTGTTGATGATGAACAAGAGGTTTACGAAGAAGATGAGGATAATGATTATAATGAAACTATAATAAAAGAATAATATGGCAAATTTAAGACAATATATTCCATTGGCTACTGCTGCAGAGGTAATATCTCAATCCTTTACAAACTCTAATACAGACCCTTACTTAATATCTAATGACACGATTGTTATGGCTGAATTGGCTCATATTAAATCATTATTAGGTGTTAAATTTTATGGAGAATTAAAGCAAGAAAACAATAATGGAACTTTGTCTGTTGCTAATCACGATTTAATGACTTACTATCTTGTCCCTGCACTAGCTTGGATGTCAAGATTTGAAGTTATACTAGAAATACAAAATAATAGTTCTTCTGCAGGAGTTGTAACAAATTTAGATGAGTTTGCTGCTGCGGTTAGTCCTACTGAATTAAATGTATACAGACAGAGTACATATAGAAAGGGTAAGTTATTTTTAGATGATATGATGGATTATATAAACGGAGCAGAACAAGCAGGATTATTTCCTACTTTTGAGTCTAATAAACAATGTGGTAATGATAAGGTTTGGAAAAATCACGGAATAGTAATGTATGATAGTATATATGACAGAGATTTTTATAGTGGTGGATGTTGTTATGGTGGTTCTAATAATAACAATTGTAACTGTAATTAAAAAATTATAAAATGGCAAGTAATGAACACGCATATTTAAGTGAAGCAAACTTACATAATCCTAAAGGGCTATCTTTAGCTACTAATAATTCATTATGCTCTAAAAGTAATGATGGAACATTGGAGTGGGTAAGTAAGTCATTTATAAAAACAGATACTGTTGTATCTACAGGATACTGTACTTTAGCTGCTAATTATAAGTATTCTGAAAGTCAAGTTCAAGGACAAAGTCCTTATGATATGAACCAAGACTATGGTAGTGCTACAATAAGCCCTGCTACAACAGTACTTCAGAAAAAGTTTTTTAAAATTTCTAATAATTGCTCTTCTCAAGACTCAATAATAAATAAATGTAGAATACAGATATCGGGTACTGCAGCTTCATCAGCTCCGTTTACCATAGCATTAGTTAAATATTCTCCATCAAGTCAATTAACACAGGCATATCCTGTAGTTTTATTTGAGAAAGTAGTTACATCAGGTGCGAGTCAGGATTTAATATTTACTACGGACTTAGACATATTGAGCGACTTTACCAATACTCAAATCTCAAAAGGAGACCATTTATTTATAATGGCAAAAGGATATCCTACAGGAGAAGAAAGAGCTACTAGTGTAGGGACTTTAACTCAAATAACGGTTATAACTGAGATAGGTTATTCAACTAATTAATATAATGAAAACAACAATACAAGATAGCGTGAAAGAATCAGTATTACTTTGGACAACAAATTTAGGAGCTATAGGAATTGGCATTGCTGATTTTAATGCTTTATTAACTACAATATCCCTTAGTTTGGCTATAGGATTAACATTATACAATCAATATAAAAAAATAAATAAATAAAATGGCGACAACAATAACACCTAGTGATTTATCTTTAAGCATAAGCGATTCAATAGTTTTAAATTCAAATAGTTATGGCGGAACAAGCTCTGTAGCCATTCCTAGTTGTACTGCGGCAGACCAAAGAGTTGTATGCGTAGCTTTACAATCTACTACTGAGTCTTTGACTTGGACTAATTTATTTCAATATCAAACTACTAACCAACAAGGTCAGGGTATTGCTGCTCAATTTGAGTATATAAGAGTAACTAATTTAGATAATGCAAATTATATCTTATTAAACATTGAGTCTCAAACTACAGATAATTCGTTTACAATTCAATTAAATGCAGGAGAATCTTTTATTTTACAGAATGGTAAGTTCTTAGCTTCAACTACAGAAATACGAACAACATATCCTATCCCTGTAGATGTTGAGTTTGTAAAAGCTACTGCAAATACTGCAAAAGTAGATGTTGAAATATTAACAGTTATGAAAGATGCTACTTACACTCCTGAACCTTAAGAAATTAATAATTAAATTTATTACTATGATTGATAAAGAATGTAATGAAGATAAAGCAGGGTTGCTGCTTATCAGAGACACATTTACGGATAAGTCCGTTATAGG